TAATTTATAGGCTGGCGCATCTGTTCCTATGCCTACGTTAGCCCCCAAGATATTCAACTCATCGGTCGGTTGATCGTCAAATTCTATTCTCCCCTTGTCTGCCCCTAATCCAATATATTTATCATCATCGATATTGATATTGCCTTCTACCCTTAAATTATTAATTGCGGTGGTTTCTGGTTTTCCAAATAATTCTGCTCCACTTACTACTCCGTGATTACCATTGCCTGATTGATCGTAGGCGGTATCGGTTGCAAAGCCTTCAGAAGTGTATTGGGCTGTTATGCCGAGTTTAACTACTGAAATATCATCAATTTTACCTATAAAATTTGATGTTGTTAATATATATATTGTAGAAGTACCGATACTTGATGTTTGACCTGTTTCTGTATAAGTTCCGTTTGCGGTTCTGGTAGTCCAACCTGTACCAGTACCACCAATTTGTATTTTGCAATTTCCTTGTGAATAATCTGAAATTGTATATGTAATGCTATAAGTTTTCCCTAATACAGAGCCAATATTTTGCGTTAACCTTTCTGTTGCGCTTGTTCCATCAAATACAGCTTTTTCAGATGTAACTACAACATTGCCTTCTGAATTTACCCAACCTGTCAAATCGCCTGTTGCAAAATCCCCGTTAGTAACCAATTCTTCATTAGTAGTAAACTCATCTTCCCACTTCTTCGTACCATTGAAATAATCCTTTACCTCTTGGGCGGTTAGGGCGCGGTTGAAGTGGGTGAATTTATTAATAGAACCCCAAAAAGGATTACTTGTATAGCCTCTGCCAATATCCCTAACCTGTAAACTATCATCTGCTGTTTTTCCTGTTGTTGTTACTTTTAATTCAGAATCTACATACACACTAAATGTAGTATCTGCATTCCAGACCCAAACTAAATGGTAATATTTTCCTGTTTCAAATCCAGCATTATGAGTAATAATTAAATCATCATCGTTAGTTTTGGTTTCTAAATAAAACGCATTAGCTTCGTTACCTGACCTTAATCGAATATAATTTTTCACATCAACATAACCAAATAACGATCTAAAATTATCAACTTCATCAAATTTTACAATCATTTCTATACTTTCGCCAGTTGTCCAATAAAAACTATTGATCGGTCTTACATAATCATCCACCCCATCAAAATAATACCCACCATCTACATATTGCGCCCAGTCTGCATAACTTCTTAGGGTGTCTAACCCTGCCGTGCCTACATCGTTAACCGCTTGATCTAAAGCATCTAAAGAACTTGCTACCGTTTCATAATCGTTAATGTAGTTTTCTTCCGTGTAATCCCTCTCGCCAATATAAGAAGTCGTGTCGTTCCATTCAATGTATTGTGGGTGATCATCGTCTGTCAGCCCTGATAAATCCCCGTGATCTGTTGCACCACTACCAGAAAACGAAACATCCCAAGGGTAATCTATTCTATCGGATGTAGCTGCATTTTTTTCAATAATTATCTTAGCTGTCAAAAATCCTAAATCCGTCAAACAAGGCGGTAATGCAGTAGGTGGTTGCGCTTCTTGAGCTTCGTTTAACTTATAATTCCCTGTTCCATATACTACATAGTATTGTTCACTACCTGTACACCAATAAACCCAATGCACCCCATATCGACCATTTGATAGCGTTCCTAATGTGCCGTCACCATCATCATATTGCGTATTATTAATATCAGTTTGCGCACCTACAGAAGTAAACGACCCTAACCCATCTTGGTATAAGTATGTAAATGTACCCCCAGTTGATGTATTCAAACCGCCAACAGTAATCTCCGTTAATCCATTATAAATCTTGCCACTAGATATTATAACTTTCAACCCAGACATTGAAGTAGCAGAACCCGAAGCGTGTATAAACCCATCTACTGCCGCCAGACGCTTATGAGTTCTAAAAGTCGCGTCATAAACCTTTACTCCACCATTTAATATTTTTAAATCCGTTCCATTGCGAAATACCCTACCAATTCCGATTTGGTCGGTAAAGGATATATTACCTTGTGTTATCGTTGCACCAGCCACAGGACTGCCACTATTATAATCCACATAAATAAAGTTAACAACACCATTAGTTAACGCCAACCCTGTTGTTCCTGAATATTCAAATATTTTTGTGCTTGCCCTTGCACTATCCGTTTCTTTGATATACCCAATCCCAGCACCAATGTCTATTGTTCCACTACCGCCATCGGTCATTTCAAACCCATACAACTTCCCTGAAGATTGCACGTTATCAAGCCAAGATTTTAAAAATATATCTAATGTATCAATGCTTTGAGTTAGTGTCTCACCATTAGTTACATAATTTCGTTCTGTGTAAGTCGTGTCTCCTGTAATACCATACACTTCTGTTCCAGTCGTTACATAATTCTCTCCTGATTGTATAGCTCCGGCATTATCTAATACTAACGAATCAGCGTGTATGACACCATTAACATCAAGATCATACAAAGGCGTGAGAGTCTTAATACCTACATTGCCTATCAAAGTATCTGTATCGTTTGCCTGCAAGATCACATCTCCGCTAGCGTCTGAATCTCTGCCATAAATATAAACCTCACCACCTGCTGGAGCTGTTACCCCTGTTGCTTCTCCACCTCTAATATGAACGTCTCCACCATGTTCACCGCTGCCACCACCAGCTTTACCAGCAGTAATATATAAGTCTTTACCGTTTACATTCGTGGCACTCTGGGCGATAAACAAATGTCTGTTCTTAGTTGAATCATACTTAATATCTCCATTAATTACTAATAACCCTGAATCATTTAGCGCTGTATATTCAAAATATAAATTAATATCGCCTTCGACACCAGAACCAGTACCACGAACAATGTAATTATCTCCGATAACCACACCAGATTCGCCTGCTATTAACGTGTCGTTGCTCAAACCGTTAAAGTTGAAAATCAAAGTATCGTTTTGATAACTAACCACATTGAAAACGCTATCTACATTAACTTTGCTATCAATTAAATCGTTTAAAATAGTATTAACCATTAATCCAGTTATTGCTCTCGAAGCATTAGTGGTAATATTAGCATCGGTGTAAGTCCTTAGACTATCATCTGTTATCTGCGTGTAAGCGATAACAGGAATCATGAATAAAAATAAAATTAATCGTTTCATATTAAAAAATCGTTGTTAAAGTCATCATTAAAATCACCTAAAGCATTCGTTACTCTTAGTATCTGAATCCACTCACCTGTCCAGAGCTGATTCTTAGGATTATATTCTAAGCTGTTAGGAAAATATTTATTTCCTCCAGCATCTTTTAAAACTCGATAAAAATCAAGATCACCTCTAATAGCTCCTCTAATAATTCTGCTAGGCTCATTATGTCTCGACTGTATCTCTAATCGTTTCACTCCTGATATTAAATGCCCTTGCGTTACGAAGTCAGAACCATCATATATCTTCCATTCTGTAATTACATCATCTGTGTTAAACAGGTTGTTCTTAAAGAAAACGTCCCGATAATAACCCTCTGCTGTATCTTTATCATTCTCCTCTCCTATGTCCGTATTAATCGGATTTAAGTAACTAAAATCTTCATTAATTAATACATCTATATTATCCGTCTCGGTGTCTACATCTTGCCATTGTTCGGTATATACTTTTAACTTTATGTTTTTTAGTTTAGTCTGCGGTTTGCTTGTTCCTTCGACTGGCTGCGCAATACCTACATTAATCTTATATTCACCAGCACCAAACATAGTCTCTAATTCGCTCGTGATCTCAAATGTCTTATACTCTGCTGCGTCTTTTTTTGTGATCTCAATAGGAATAGTTTGAAAAGTACTTTGCCATTCTCCATCAGCATCAAGATAAGCATACCCAGCTCCATTCAAAACTAAATATACATAACAATACATAGTTACGGTTGAGTTATTACCGCAATTGTATTTGAATGAGAATTTGACTTTACCACCAGGAACGGTATTAGTATTCCCTGCTTCGCTTATAACTATGCTTTGTGTGATAGCATGATCAGGCGTTGTACCTATATTTGAGTTAAATAATAGTATCAACTCATCAGAACCAGATATATGAAAAGGGTCTATGTAAAAACTATCATAAGCCCACGAGTTAGGCACGTTGCCACTAAACTCATCATCATAGAAATTACCATCAAAATTGTTAAAGTTCAAAATATTGTTTCTTCTGCCTGGGTCATGTGTGATCTGAACTCGTTTATAAGCTGGAAGTATCTCCATTACAGCGTTACGACCTACAAAGACACATAGAGGACTGCCAGTTGTTCCGGTTATATCTATCTCATTAGTCGTACCACTACTTGCACCAGGAGCTCCTAAATGAGTGTAGAGCTTGTATTGATGTGTTGTATTGTACTTTAAATAATCAACACGGATAATATAAAACTGCCCTGCGTTTTGCATAATCACACAACCAATAGACTTTAATATACTCGTTAAGATTTCATAACAGTTCTTCCAACCTGATCCGTCTCTGAATATTCGATAATCAATATAAGTATTTTCAAGAAAGTTTACATAGTCATTACTTGTACCATCGACATAATGAGCAATATTACCTATGTATCTGATCTGATAATCAAGTCCATTTCTTAGTAAACATTTACTTATTATATTAATTAATGTTTGTCTATATGATACAGTATATCCGTAATAGTCATAAGGATTAAAGTCAGCGTTACGCAATTCGCCTAACGCATCGTAAGCTCTTATTGTAACTAAATAAGGATAATGTAAATAAGGCTCCTGATACTGCTCAGGATAAACAAACCCTTCGAATATAGTATTTTTGTCCTCAATGTATTCAAGTTTATATTTTCTTGATGTATTTAGAAATATATCAGAAAACTGCTCATCAGATTCAGAATATAACTGAACAACGGCCTCTGTTCCACGAATAGGCTCATCGAATAAACTCTTACCAGCTCCATACCTTTTAATGCGTATAGGCACATTACCACCATTGACATCAGTAACAGCACCTGAATAATCTTCTTTATATAGATTGATTTCGCACTCTTTACCATCTATTGATTCAAATTCTAACTGATATTTAAGACCGTAAGCCATTAAGTTATCTTATTTAATTTCTCTGTATATCGTTTATTTGACAAATAAATATCTTCACCTGTAATGCGTGCGTGTAATTCTTGAGAACCCGCTAGTAAGTTATTCGGAGTTATCTTTGCTCCACCAGGGAGACTGACCATTTCAGGCCCACGTTCGCCAACTAAGAAGTTACCCGTATAAGGCGTTGTGCCACCATCTGCGAATCCTATTATATTACTAAATAATGAACCAAATGCTGTAAATGCGGTATCGCCTGATATTATACCAACAAAACTGACCATTGATGATAGTATCTTTAAAAATCTACTTGATGTATCTTCCATACTATCTGTTAGCTCATTAAACAAGCCACCGAACGCATCTGTTAATTTTATAGTTATATCACGAAAATTGTCTGCTTGTTCAAATGCTTCTTTGCCTGCTTCTGCTAATCCGCTTGTCGCTGCTGCAAGCCCTTGTGTTCCTATTCCGCTTAAACCTTCTATTTCTGTATCATTACCTTGTACGCTTGTTGCTTTTATGCTTTGTAAAGGAGTTATGCTAACTAAAGTAGGACGATATAATTTCAATACCGCATTATCTATTCTTTTGATAGCGTCTTTAATAGCTCTTTCTTGCTCTAATAAGCCTTGCAGAAACTCTTGTGTTCCATTTAGTACATTATCTCTAATCTGTTTTTGAACTTCAGCTAACTGATCTGCAAGATCATCATAAGTGTTTACTATTACACTAGCTTCTTTTTTTAGCGTATTTGACAAACCAGAAACAGCACTGGATTTTAATAGTTCAGTAGTTGATTTTCCTACACCAAATATTTTTTTATATCTATCCGTATATTTTTGAAGCTCTACATTTACTTGTTGAAATAATCGCTTTTCTTCACGTTTTAAATCATTGTAATTATCTTGAGATGTTTCTAGTTCTTTTATAGCTGCATTTGTAAATTGATCTCCGCCAGCTTTATCAATTTCTTCTAGTAATGATTTTAAATCTTTTAATTTGTTCTCGTAACTCTTAGAACTATTTACAATGTCTTTTGCTTGCTTTTCGTATGTTTCTCCGAATTTAGCAGCATAATTAGCATTTCTGTTTAAGACTAATGACAAACGTTCTTCATCTGATAATCTTTTATCTAATGCTTTGCCTGCTTTATCTTGTAAGTCTTGAATCCGTTCTTCACTTCTGGCGATAGCGATTTTTTTAATCTGCTCCTCGTTATATAACTTTAGATTAGCTGTTAATTTTTTTATGTTAATATTCTCGGCATCTATACCATCGACTACATCTTTAGATAAAGTTTTTAGCTCGTCGTATATTTTTTTTCTACTTTCTTCGCTCGTATTTAAAGCGGTTAATTGAATTACTAATGAATTAACTCTAACTCTTTGCTCTGATAATAATTCACTACCTTTTTTTATTGGCAATATTAAATCAATGAACGAATTTGCAACTCCACCAACTTTTGTTTCGAAGTTTTCCATTATAGTAGCCCAGCGTGCATATCTCGTTGCAGATGTATCAGCTACATTACCAGCTTTAGACATTTCTTGGTTAATTATATGCCCTGCTGCTGCACCAAAATCTCCTAATTCTTTTGTCTTTTGTGATAACTCAGCTGCACTAATGCCTAAGTTATCCATAATCATAACACTTTTACGACCGATACCCGTAATAATAGATTCCACTAAGTAATCAACAGATTCACCAGTTTCAATAGCTCTGTCTGTGGCAAATTTAAAATATGTTGCTAATTGATCTAATGGTATTTTGAAGTTTTTTGCTTGGACTGCTCTTTGCATTAATTCTAAATCAGTAACAGTTCCTCTAGTTGCTTTTTGTAGATCAGATAATAGACTAGGTTGATTCAATTTAGCAAATGCACGTTCAACACCTTGAAGTTTAGCATCTAATTTAGCAGCCCCAATAGTAAATGCTTTAATCTCATTAAGAGCAAACGCACCAGCTATTAACCCACCAATCTTTTTTATCTGCTTTGAAAATTGATTAGTCTGCTTCTCAGCTTCGTTCAATGCCTTTTTATAAGGTTTGTTGTCGCCTTTGATTATTGCTTTTAAAACTTCTGTTGCCATTTATTTAGGATTTTTCTTCCATAACTTTGCTAATTTATTAGCTCTCTCTTTTGTGTGCAATATTAATCTTTCTGCTCGATCTTCAAACGGATTCAACTTATCCATTATGCTATTTCTATCTCCAGGTTTGTAATGAGGATTTCCTCTCACTAATTCCATACAGATAAATCTTGCTCTTTTCCACGCTTCAGTTTCTTTTCGCCAAAATCCTGATACGTAATACCCAAACTCTTTCCAAGTTAAATCTTTGAACTCGTATGTTTTTAATCCGATCATGCCGTATGCAATTTCATAAACATCATTCCATGTTAGTCTTTTTTTTTTCTCCTTCTCCTTCCGGCATACTTTTTGTATAAATATTGAGTATCTTAACCATCTCATCAGCTTCTATATAATCTAACCAATCACCTACATCTTCCTTAGTAAAGTCTTTTTCTTGATCAATTAACCGACAACCATCTATCAACGCTGTGTATATTAAAGTAACCAATCCTTTTAGGCTTTTACCTGTGAATGATTTTTGAATCAACTCGGTTGCTTCTGGGAGATCGATCTGAAACTCATCACAAAATAATATTGTTTGGTTGATACCAAAATTAATCGGACGCTCCCGATCTAGCTTTATTGTATTACATTTGTGTACAGCCATGCTTGAGATTTTTTTCTGTTTAATGCAAAATATTTTCTAATTAATTCAATTTCATTGTAGTCAACATAACACATAGCTTCTCTGAATTCCGGCATACGCTTAATCGCTGTCATATAATCCCTTAACTTCTGTCCTTCAAACATCGTCATCACGGTTAACATCTTATTATATGTCCAATGTTTCATCGTTGCTCCATGTGTATGATGTCTGCGGAAGATATGCCCTATCTTAGCTCGTGAATCGCATAAGCATTGCCCACCCATAATCCAGGTTCTTAGACTTATTAAAGCATCACGACCACCCCAGATATAATGCCCCTTATGAGCTAAACATTTATTAAACCAATCTTTACGAACAGCATAACAACCACCCAGAACTGAATCTACAGGAAATATATCTCCTTTTTTATGATAGTTCCAATCAGTTTTTAGTGGCATCTTAAAAGTAATACCGTTATACTGACTAGGGTACCACTCCCAGATATTAGCTCCATATCGTTCGTTAGGCTTCTCGATATTCCTGTTAAATATATCATATTCCAAACAAGTTCCACAAACCAAACTCTCTGGGTAAGTATCTAACGTTTCAATGAAACGATCTAACCAACCTGGAGTAAATCGCAAGTCGCAATCCGCTAATACAACAATATCCCCTTCTGCGTGTTTAATGCCATAATCGTAAGCTGCCCCGATACCACCTCTCTTTTTGTCCAGTATCACATCTGCCCTTACATCGGGGCGCTTACCACCATCATTAACAACAATCAATTCAACATCGCAACATACGGTTTGCCTAATGCTTTTTATCGTTTCACTTAGAAACTCGAAATCATTATGCGTTGGAATAATTATACTTGTCATGAACTGGCTACAGTTGCAGTGGTTTGATCTCCTGTAATTTGAAAATCAATATCAAAAGTAACAATGTCATTTCTAGGAGCTGATAATGAAACTCTAGATACCTTAGCGTTAGCTGAGTAATAAGTATCTCCTTCACCAATTCCACCCCATTTGATTACTACTGTTGTACCTGCTTTCAGATCTGCAAGCGCTTCATCAACGCCTTCGGTTGCTGTCATGTCATACTTTCCACTTGCGGAGAAAGTTCCACCATGCTCGCCTTTCAAGTATTCCTTTGCATTGTTTGTGCTTAGCTTTGTTGTTGCATCTAACATATCTGCAACCATTTCAAAACTTGCGTCAGTCTGTGCTGTTAATGAAACTGTATCAATTTGTATCAGCACGTCCATTCCTCTTTCTACTGCCATTTTTCTTTGTTTTTAAGGTTATTATTCTTCAATTATTAATCTAAATCTAATTATTTTAATCCAAATTGCTTGCGTTTCTGTCATCTCAGGAGATAATATTACTACATTATCTAGTTTAACATCTACTGTCGCATACCCTGATAAACTAATTCTTTCTGTTATTGTTGTTAGTATTGTGTTAATTACTGAGTTTCCTATTGCATCTATTGCGTTAGTTGTTGCTTCTCTTGAATCGCTTGCATCATATATCTTTACGTTTATTGTTGTATCGAATAATGCGCGGTCTTTAGTTCCGTTTTCTATATAAATAGGATTATCTAATACGATGTAAGGCATCTCGGCATCGTTAGGAGCAAAGGAATAACAGCCTATTGTTGAGCCACCATAACTAATTGTGTTCAATGCTGAATAAAATGCTGTATATAATGCCGAACTTAAATCTGTCATTTTAATATCTTTTTTACCTTTTCGATAAACTTAATCCTATTAAAAGCTATTGCGCTGCTTAAATACGAATGTATAGCTTCTTGCTTTAAAGCATACCGAACATTTGTACCTACTATTGCTTGTAATTTTTCTTTAACTCCGCCTAAATAACCATTATATGATTTACCTGTACTGTCTGAATATTGATAATTTGTTGTTGATGAATTTTCTTGATGTATTGATGATCTTAGTCTGCCTGTTTTTACTGGTGTTTTCATTTTAGAATCAGATTCAACAAGTAAAGCGGTTTCAATAACAGCATTTCTTAATTTGCGCTCCTGCTCTTTGCTCATATTCTTGAGCTTCTTTTTAAAGTTCTTTAACGATGCTTGTGTTATTTCTATCTTAGTATTCATTTCACGCAAATTAATTCAATCCAAATGCCACGATTATCCAGGTCAGTTAACGAGTGAATAATATATTTCTCTGAGCTATATTCGATATAATCCGTCTGTTTGCTGATCGTTTTATCTGATCGCTTTCTCATAGTAATCACAAAAGGCTTTTTATCTGTTATCTTTTCATATTCCAACAACCTTTGCCCTGTCATTGGCTGAACGTTAGCCCAGTCGGTATAAAGAGTTGCGGTTGTATTAGTATAACCACCCTTATTATCACTAATCTTAGAATAACGCTTAACGGTTACTCGATTTCTTAACTGTCCTATGTTGTGATTTAGAACCATACTATACGTCTGAATGGATTTAACATCAACTTATCTTGTCCGTCGAGAATAAAAACATCAGCACCAGGAAGATCATCACCACGCATCTGATAATTTCTGGCAACAATTCGAGCCATTGCTTTTAAAAGCGCTTCGGGTACATCTGATGATGTATAACCACAAACATATTGAATCTTATAAGCATTTTTTAATGAGCTTTCCAGCGTTCCGGTTAAGAATGATTGAGTTATCTCGATTTTATATTCAGTTAAACCATGATAATAATACCCTTCATTCACTGTTAACTCGGTTTCTGTACGCTCATAATCAACTGACTTCACTGAACTAATCGAAGTATGAGGAGGATAAGGCAGTTCCAGCATACGATCTTTTGGTAACTCATCAAAATAAACCTCACGAGTTTGCTCTCCAATAGCTCTGCCGATATAATTTTCCGTTGCTTGTCTGACGGCTGTAATTAATTCTCCAATCAAAGTATCGTCCGTTGTCTCAGAGATACGCCCCCATGCTTTAGCTTTTGCTGTTGTCAATAACTCAGTACCTACGTCTGTGATTACCTTTGTTGTCATTTTGTTTTTGTTTTGCCCTTATACTCTTTTGTTTTCAATGGAGCTTTATATTCTTTTATAATGTCCAACTGTAATAAACAATGAGCTGCATTATTATCCAGATAGGTTTTTTTACCTTTATGTTTTCCCTTTATGTAAATATATTCTTTCATATTAGATTGTTTATAAGGGAGCAGTTGCCCACTCCCTTAATGAATTAATATTTAACAGTATATTTAACAGTTACCAATGTAGTATCATTGGCTGTACCGGTAGCAGCAACTCGATAATACTTCCAAGGTGCTTCTTTTAGTGCGATCTGCCAAATCACTCCGTTAGTAATAGTTAAAGTGTCGTTAGTCAAAAAATGAGCAAAATTAGCAGTCTCTGTCAATGTCTGATAACTTGTTCCATCTAAACTAACTTGAAGTATTGCAGAACCATCTGAAGTTCCGCCTAATTGTGTGCATAAAGTCTGAATAGCTACGGTTTTAGCCGGAGTTGTTATCTCTCCGGTAGCAAAATATTCAGTCTCTACTTTAGTCAGCGTATCTGGTGTTATTGTTGCAGTATATTCTGTGAAATTCTGAGAATATCCAACTACTGCAACTAACATGAGTAATATTACAATTAACTTTTTCATCATATCCTCCTTTTATGTAGTAGTTATCGCTGTTTTAGCTGTATCGAAGTCTCCATACACAAACGCAAACTCATCAACATTCTTATGAACATAAGCTAATCTGATGCTTGCTTTAATCGTGATTACATCAGTTAAGAAATTACTTGCCACGTTCTCAGAACGCTTCAAAGTAATATTTCTCTTAATGTACGCTTTAGCGCGCTCAGGATTACAAACAACGAATTTGTTGACTGCAACATCGAACGATGGTACCAACAAAAGTCCATCAACTACAATACCAACTCCCTGACTTGTGATCATAGGAATGTAATACTGTCCGTTATCGTCTCTCAGTCGTCTTAGATTTCCTAATTCCGCAGGATTAACAAATGCAACTGTTGCAATAAATCCTTTGTTGAACGTTTTACCTGTATCGCCAAGTCCTACCTGATCTTTAGCTACTGAAAGAACATCGAAGTTATTCGGTGATGTTATGGTGTCTGTACCAGTTGGTTTGGCAAAATCTTTTGCCCATCCAGATGTACTGTCCAGCATACCTAATATGGTATTACTTCCACTTCCTACACCATTAAACATATCAGCTTCGATTTTTCTTAGAAGTCCATTTTGAAGAAGATCATTGATCTCACCTTGAGCATACAGAGAATCTTCCAGCATTTCTTCTGTAAATTCTGCGTGATGTCCAAGTTTGTAGAAGTCCTCTTTGTAACGAGTCCAAGCTGCATCAGATTGTGCAAAACTTCCAGATTGTTCAGCTACACCAGCAGCAGAATTAGTCTTTGAAGTTTCTTCATACCATGCAATTTCATGAATCTTTTCGCCAACTACCTGTTTAGGAGTAGCAGCGAACAGCGGATTGTCTCTCCAAGGTGCTTTTGCAATTCCAGGTAAAAACAACTGATCAAGTCCGATAGTGCCGCTATCACCAGTAAAAGAAGAAGTTGTCATGTCGGATGCTTTAATAGTAAGCTCATGACCTTCTTTTATTTTTTTAGCAAAATCTTCCTCTGCGGTCATCTTGCCGATTCTTTCTTTCAGCGTCATCGGTTTGCTGTCTCCAGATTTGATCTCTTTCAAAATCTTTGTTTCCAGACTGTCGATCTGTTCCTGCTGCGTTTTCACATAGTCCTGTATGGCTTTGTCGCCTACCATGCTCACGCCCTCAACTTTAACTTTAATATCGTTAAGTGAGGTTTTCAAGTCCTCAAAATCCTTTGTAGCTGCCTTTGCCTCGATTGCCGATTTAAGACCGTCAAGAGATTTCTGAGTATCTTGAATCATTTTCTCAAATTTTTCCATGTCTCCTTAATTAAATAATTTATACCACTTATCTATTAACGGCTCTAATTCATTAGTGTCATCAGACGGCTCATTGATCAGAGTGTTTAATTCTTTTATCTTTTGCTCGATTTGTAATAGCTTTTCATCAGAATATTGCCCTTTTAACATATTTTCAAGCATTGTAATTGTTTCTCCAATATCTTTATGTGATTTAATATCCAACAGAGGAGTTTCTGAGTTTGCTCCCAAGAATGATAATGTTGAGTACTCCCAGAGTTTTAACTCTGTTAGTATATTATCGTCAGCTTTCAAGATGTCAATACCTACTGAATGCTCAAGCGTTCTATTATGCTCAGCAAAGAATTTATAATCCTCATAGGTTTCCCTGCCTAGTTCTTTTTTGATATTAATAACTGATTTGACTTTCAGCCCTGTTGAATCTTCTTCCATCTCTTTAGGTAATCCCAATAGCATAAATCTGTTGTGATCTTTCAAATGCTTAATGCGTTGCATACCCTCTTTGATGGTTTTCTTATACGCACCTTTTTGGATTATATCTCCATCGCTGTCTTTGTTGCCGAATGCTGAAACATACATAACGACTGTTCCCTTTTCGTCAACATCTTCAATCCTGTATTTAAAATCTTTGTATTTCATATCTTTGTCTCCTCATATCCTATTGCACATCTACAATTAATTACATTCCCTGCACTTCCAGCCGGATCACCAGGATACATTAATCTTTCACCATCTACATTAAACGCTTCTTCCATTGGTATCCCATATCCCTTACCATACAAATCCCCTGCTTGCATGTGTGCCGGTCTTGTCTCTCCTGTAGGTGTTGCAATCCATAATTTATTCATGTTTAACCCGGTATCTCTTGCGCCTTTAAAACTTCCTTCGTTTGATGCTGATATTATCTCTGTTCTTGCTATTCTTGCTGCTCTGTATCTCGATACTTCACGCCACTTACTTCTAACAAGTTCCTCTATGATCTCGGCACTCTCGTCTATTCCTAATCCTTCTTCAATAGTTATCTTTAATCCTTTTCTTATCTCTCTGATTGCTTGCTGTCTAGTTGTTCCTGTTATTAATGTGATTCTTTCACCTGCTTTTGTTAACGCAAATTCTTTCATATGCAGCATCCAGGTATCTTCCAAATCCTCGGCTTGATCTTTAGTCAGAAAATCTCTGTAATCAGATTTGACAATTTGTGAGTATTCACGTTTAGCAAAATCAACGCCTACGATTTGATAGGTACGTATCATCTCATCACGTATCGAATCATCTTTTACTAACATACTTATCTGGCTAATTACTTCCTCTGGGTCTTTAGTGATTAATATTCTTGCTAATACTGGTTTAATCTGAGCGTTCAGAGACTTACGAAAGTTATTAATAACCCTACGTTCGTACTTGCGTCTGTTACGATCAAATGCTTTCCAATATTTTATTGCTTCACTCAATTTTTATTTTCTGTCACTAGATTAATAAACTCGCTAATATTACAATTCACTTGAACACAACCATAAGGCAGATGTAGTCCTGTTATATTATTGCCATCGTCATGAAAACCTATGATTTGATCGAGAAAAACATAAGTGTCAACAACACCTCCGCTATCAACACCAAGCTCTGATAATTGATTATCGGTATATATCATCGGTACTTTTATCAATCTGCTCATTTCTTATAATCATTTATATTATTATCAGAATAATATTTATCCACGTCATCTTGAGGTATTTCGTCCTCTCCAACGGTTGTTAATCCAATAGGAATATATATTTTATCCAGCTCTTTATCTTCATTATCTGCCGGAAGCCCTGCAATCTCTAACTTTTGCCTTAATGTCAATCCATAAGCATTTACTAACGCATCTACTTTCTCTTTTAAATCTTCTTGTAATTCTTCTATGCCTGTATAATCAAACTCAAAGTAATAATCTTTACTATCTTTCTGTTTATAGTAAGGAAGAATAAATCTTGACAATCCATCGGCAAAATCCTGATTATTAGGTATTATTACATTTCTGAACAGTGCTTTACCACGTTCTTTCATATTATTGTAAGTATCAGCTTGCTGATCATTTAACAATCCGGCAGGTACTCCACCAAGTACATTACATAATATCTTACGACCGTCTTTAGTTGATTCAATGATATTCAAATCAACCGGAGATAATCCTACTTGATGCAACTCAACTGGGTTAGATAAGAACATTGGTTTTCCTGCGTTATCAGATCCGCCATGATTCTCTTTGAATTTCTTTACTATTCTTTTTTGCTGTTCTTCTGTCCAGTGATCTTTGCTATCTTTCCCTGTCATTACAAAAGGTACTCCACCATTCTCAAATGCTTTTCCTGTAGCATTATACCCAGCGTTTTGAGCATTGATTATTTTAGCAGCAACCTCGATAGGACTTAACCCGTACAGGTGATATGATTGTTGAAAGTCAGGATTAAAGAACTTTGAGTGCCAAATCTCATCAGGATTGAATAACGTTTGCTGATCGCCCAATAGTAATTTATACCCTTTTACCGGGTTCATCCACCCGCCTGATTCTATTTCCATAAAAGCAGATGGAGTAATATGCAATTCGACCGGTTTGCCTACGTTGTTTCCTGATTCCAGACATAATCTATATACATAACTATTGCCGATTGAGAATTTATAAACATACCACCCTCTTAAAAATTCTTTGTATGTCATGTAATCATTAGGCTGATAGAGTAAATCTAATGCAGGGTGCGTATCTAATTTAATGATCTCATCTTTATCTTTGTAACAGAGCTTTAACTCAGGTCTGCAAGCATTATCAGCTATTCGATTAATGATAGAATATACATCAGGATTGCCGTTATATCCCTCTGTTACATAGCTCTCGTTATCACCAAATACATTAATAGGGCTTCCATCCATCAGGAATTGATACACGGAGTAATATAACTTATTTGCTTTACGCTTGAATATATCTACTAACTTCATATGATTACCAATTCAGATTTATTTAACATCAACTCACTCACAGCCCAGACCATTGCATCAATTCTGTCGGGGCTTTTCTCTCCTATCTGTGCATTCCATGTAGTCATCTGTTCTTCTAACTCTATCAGTTCTCCTACATGATATACTTTCCCTTGTTCGTATAATCCAGCTATCGGCTCAGCACGTGTATATTTACCCTTACTAGCATGAACAGATTTATAATTCACATCGCTATCAACTGACCTTATAATAGTCTCGATCATATCTCCGCCGTTGTTAACCTCTCCAATTACAGCATCTGCATTATGTTTGTCATATAAACTAATAGCTATCCTTGCCCATTGATTTGGTGTGTATTTACCTGATCGATCTTCCAGTATATATGCTTTGCCGTCTATTCCTAAACCTGCAACTATTATACCTGTTTCGTTTGAATCTTTGTTCGATGTAACGGCTGGGTCAATAGCAACTACTATTCTTATTAACTCACAAGCTCGATCGATTTTGTTTATGTCTATTAGCTTCTGATTCCATAACGCGCCCTCAACATCATCAACAAACTCACCTAACAGAAAACGTTTTTTCATTCTTTCTGGCAAGTTCTCTAAATGATCTTTGATATAATCTTTAGGCAAGTTTGGATTATCATAAGGATTCATTAACATAGTTGCTGTTCCTGTTATCGATTGTTTAGTTCCTGGTATTAGCTTTTTAATAAACATATCATACGACCAGTGTTTTGGTGATGGAGGATTACAGTCAAAATATAATTTCAAATTCAATCCTGAGTTCTCAGCTAATCTTGTTGAACCCATTAAATAGCTTTGGTAGCTTATTTGACTAATCTCGTTGAAATATATCGTTGAGTATTCGTTTCCTAGTATCTTTTCTGTTCTCTCTTTATCATCTAAACCACCCAACCAAACAGTAGATCCGTTCGGCAGCTCATAAAACCAATCTTGTTTACGCTCTTTGACTTCAACTCCAGGAAAACATAGTTCTAACATTTTTGGAATTGTATCATACCATTGAGAGGTTTTAATATGATTAAATCTGTATCTGAGAATAGCATGACGGGATTTAGTTTTAAATGCTCTTAAAAATATAGCATAATCCAGTATAAAGGTCTTTCCTGATCTTGAACCACCACGTAATAAGATTTTATTTGCTGAGCTTTTCAGCAACTTGATAGCTTCTTTCTGCTTATCTGTTTTATTAAAGACCTTCATCTTCTTTATCGAAATGTAGATTAACAGTTGAGTTGCTTTCTACTTTGTTCTTGATAGTGATATTCCATTCATCAAATTTTCGCTCTATTATCCACGCAAATCTTTGCCAGGCTTGATCTGTTGTCTTGAGACTTGATAACAAAGTTTGTTTCTGTTTTATTAAAGCTCCTTTAATAACAAGTAAAAACTCTTCAAACAATTCGTTTTTTTCCTGACTGCCTGCTTTCCATTTTTGGAATGTAGAGTAACAAATCTGATCTTTTTTATCTAATCTTTTGTTAAGTAGCAAGAATAAATCCTCATCGGTACAATAGAGTATATTACTCTCAACTACCTCTTTAAAGGTGTTTAAAAGGGTTTGATTTAATTTTGAGGGTCTTGCCATTAGATATTATATCTGTGCTGTAAATATAATATAATATCTTATAATGATAAAAAATATTTATTATAAGTTATAAAATACAATAATCTTTAAAGTATTTTCGTGTCTCTCCTTTGTAATGAATTATTTTAGCTTCTTTAGGCACATCAGGAAGATAGATATAATTCCATATCCGACAAGGTACTTCTAATATATTTCTTTTCTTATCTAATACCAAGTGATGTAATGCTGTTTGATCTTTGCCATGTCTTTTGGTTAACTCAATCCATTTATATATCAGGTTTATATCTCTGCAAAATACCACTCCCGAGTTAAGATAACCGCTAAACATATTATTGAGGTTTTGATTTCTTCTCGTGGTTACTGTCATATCCGATTTAGGAAAGTCTTTTAATTTCGACATGATCTGACAATCAGAGTCCAGCCATAATACTTCTCCAAACTTCTGCATACATTTCAATACAAATTCTGGTTTGAATGTGTTTGATTTTTGCTTACCTGTATAATCTGATCTTTCTATATTGATTTGTTCGCTGTAAAGATCATACCCGTATTTATCGCAAGATCGTTTCAGATTCTCGTAATACGGTTTCATTTGTTTGTTATATGCTGTTATTAGTTTCATGATTTTTATATTTCGGCACTAATTTAACTTTGTTGCCGTTTTATATTTATTGTATAGCCTCATTATCAGCATCATTAGAAACATAATAAACGCAGGGTAGCTTCTGTTTGTTCCATCTTTGATAGAGCTTTAATTTTTCGAGTATTATGTTTCATATCTCAATGATTTTGATTTTTGTGTTAAGTGCAATATAATTTTAAATTTTTGCCAGCCCCGCTTTTGTTTTTTCAAAACAATTTAGAATTAGAACGCAACTTATTAAATCTTTCCATCATAATAGGCTCTAATTCTATCGGCATCCTTTTATTTGGTAAATGATGTTTATTAAATATTTTTTCACCAACAGGCATATCAATAGCCCTGACAATCATTTCAATTTCCATTTCATATTGTCGCAATGCAACAGAATGGAATGTGTCATAAAATCCAACATTGATAATTTTTTGTTCTATTAAATAGCCTGAATCAATTTCTGAATCTATTACATGCGTGGTAACACCTATTGGGTCTCCGTTGTATATCGCCCACTTCAAAGCGTCTAAACCCCTATTAAATGGCAAATATCCTGGATGTGCGTTAATAATTTTCCACCCACCTGCTTCTATTATTCCGCACCCACCAATTAAGGTAACATCTAGATCACAAATTATTTCACAGGGGTTATTATGTCTAACATAGTTAAATTTCAAGTATTTACATAATTCAACAGTTGATACCGTTGTGTTCATATTTGGTCTATGCCAATAGAGTTTTTTGATTAATTTTCTCTCTTTAAACGGCATGGCTATTACGGTAACATTTCTTCCCATTAAGCTCAGTAATATGTCTTGGGTTTTTCTATGTGGAACATCATAAGTTATGACTGCTATTTTTTTGTTCATTTCCGTTCACTCCTTTTTTGTTGTACGTTCACTTATTAATTTCGTTGCAAAGTCAGTAAGCCAGTCTATGACTGAATCCTGGTATAATGGTTCACCGTTTATCTCATCTTCAAAATATTTTTCAGCTTTCTCTCTAATTGTAGCAGCATATTCCCAATTATCATAATTATCACATTTAATGCAACTTTTACTCCAGGAATGTATACAGGTTTTACAAGTGATCTCTAATTTTTTCATAACTGTTCTATAAATTTAGTAAATTCTTCAAGTCTTGGATTTTCTTTTGTTGCCATTACCGGAATTCCCAGATATTGACATTCTCTAACCACGCGTGGGTTTCCATCATGTCGATTAGGTCTTATGTAAGCATCTACATAAGGATATACTAATTCCATATTTGATTTACCTGTTAAAGCATGAAAATAGTGATCTTTAAATCTAATTTGTAATTTACAAACTATATCATATCCATACAACCACTTATTGAAATCTCTATTACCTTTTGCTGGTAGATAATATATAATTGTTTTACTTCTAGCTGATTTATTTATGCTAAGTCTTTTTACTTTAATTTTGTCTATCTTAATTATATCTATTGGTGTCTCTCTGACTTCAAATGACTTTTTAAGTTTTAAAGGTTTGAGTTCTTTGATTAAATGCTCCGATACTACGATATGATTCTGCACAAATTTATCAGCTATTTTAGCAAATATTTTCATGCCTAAACAGTATATCCATTTTCTTTTAGGAAGCTGTTTAGGAAATCGTGTTGCGTATAATACGTCTGAGCCTGTCCATATTAGTTTCATAATTTCATATAATTTTCGATTAATTCTTTAAATGTGTCAAAATCTCTTACAACTGCAAATTGATAGCCTTGTTCATAAACTGCTTGCAAAAATTCTTTTTGGTTCTGAGTTACCTTGTTTTTGCCGTACTTAAATTCAATGTAAAATCCGTGAAAAACCATGTTACCTATGCTTAGAAACATATCGGCAACTCCTGATACTACTCCTTGTCGTTTTAAATTAACGGCTTCGATCTTGTTTCTAGTACCGCCATTTGGGATAGCGAATAATAGTTTTTTTAAATGCGGGTATTGTAATCTGAACCATTTAACACATTCAGATTGTAATTGTGCTTCATTTTTCATTTTGTATTCAAAATTAATAAATTTTCTTGTGTGAAATCAATTTTAAATGGAGGAATAAATTTTAATTGACTTTCGCTTGTGATCACTTGAAAGCTAAAATGATTATTATACGCAATTCGCTTCATTTGCTGATATATTTTCTTCCGCTGCGTGTGTGTCATTACATTCTCCCGTTTCTTGTCCTTGCTGACAAATACTCTCTCCTTGACTATCTTTCGACAGTATAGATTTTTCTTGATTCTGATAAAATTCATTGATTTCTTGTTTTAATTGATCAAATTTTTCTTTATACTCATGATCGGTTTCATATAGGAATTTATGCATTTTAACTCGATAGATAATCGTTGCATGCGTTCTTCTGCAAATATATCTCATCTTTTGATAGCTGCCGATTTTCAGATACATCAAATAAGTGATCATCATTTTCACATCTTGCAAATCTCTTAATTTGCATCTCCCAATGAATGTTTGGTTTGTCATTTTTGCTTTATCCAGGATAATCTGTAAATAGCCATCGTGATTACACTCATAATCAAAAAATCGTTTATAAATAGCTTCGGCAGCTTCCCGACTGTCTTTACTCTTCTCAATAATCTGTTGTAAGTCTTTGATTAATTCCATTTTTTATTTTGTTTTAGTTCGTTAATTGTTATTCTTTCAGCATGTGCGAGATTATGGCAATGCCGGCACAATGCTATTAAATTTTCAAAATCATCAGTTCCACCTCTTGACTTATATACGATATGATGAATATCGACAGCTCGTCTTCCGCACATCTCGCAAGCTACGAAATCAGGATTATGGAAATGATTAAGGTATGTTTTGATGTGTTTTTTCATAATTTTAACTTTTATTTAGAGTTCATAACTTTACACGCTAGTTATAACAGGCATTAAAACGGTTTTGATTTTTGTGTTGTGTGCAATTTACCAACGCAACCGAAGTTCCTCTTCTTCACCTACCATATAAATTATCATTTCTCTATCTGATGTAACTATCTTAAAGTCGTATCTATTATATTTTTTTCGCATTTGGCGAAGAAACTTTACTATTTTAAACCATTTAAACATAATTAAACTGCGCACAACATTGTATATAAAAAAGTGTGGTGTTATGCGTCTTTTTAGCCCACTTGCACTTAATTAACTTTATCGGTTTCGGATAGGTAAATACATCCTATCCCAACCGTTTCATATACTCGGCACGTTAGCCACCATTGCCAGGACAGTTCTCGTTATCACATTGATATTTACCTGGTCTTACAAGCGTTAGTTTCTTTCCACATTCATCGCACATAGGATATATATTTTCTGTCTTATCGAAAATAATAATTGATCTATAAAATAAATCAATTAATAGAAAATTAAAAGAAATATTTATTGCAAACAAGCATCTTTCGTTAATCCTTAATACTTCTATAATTAGAGCATTCCAGCTGTTGTACTCGATATTTATTAGTCTGTATAATTTCATAATTTTAATCTTTTAATGCTTCACTTGCTCTATTCTCTGGGTCATCCCATACGTATTCTAACTCCTCGTTCCAGTTTTTTATATCTTCCAAAGCGTTTTCCATTTTTTCAGACCTGATAATAAGATCAGTAAGTTCTTTGACTGCATTATGTATTTCTATTACTGTCATATCTTCTTGTAAGATTTTGACTAGCTTTTTTAAATTTTCGTATTTCATAATTTTATTGTTTTAAAACGGTTTTGATTTTTGTGTTATGTGGCATTATTTTTGGCTACTTTCTGCGTATAATGAGCATAGTATTTCGGCAAACTCTGTGCAATTTGTTGTTTTTAGAATTTGCTCAATATCTTCTCGTGGATAATCAATTAAGTGAGTTGCATCAGTTACTACTTTATCAACAAATTGCTCCTTAGTTTCAGGCAAAGTTTTATTAACAGCCATTCCAGCTATTATCATTGAAAGAGTTTGCCAAATCATCGTTTCTTTTGTCATAATTTTATTGTTTTATATTTTAAAGTAACCTTTTAACATTTGTTTTCTAAAACTCTCAACATCATCTAAGTCTTTTTCTGTTAAGTCAGCAGCTTTTAAAAACGCTAGATTTTCTTTAGCTGAATCAATTGCTAATGAAATTAAGTAGTTTACTTTTTCTATTTTTTTTCTTGTTGTTGTAATTTCTAATTGCATATTTATAATTATTTTAAATAACGCCACATAACAAAGTATATAAAACAATGCCTCTGTGGTCTTTTTTAAAGTTTGTACTAAATTTTAATTAATATCATAAAAAGGGTTTGCTTCTCCGTGTACCTTACACTCCCAACCTTCGAACTTCACATCACCAATATAATTCATAAGTACTTTACCTCGTTTTAAAAATCTTCCACATTCGGTACACCTACAATATACGTAAACAGCTCCATTTTCCCATTGGTAATACATCCACGCTTTTTTATCAGCATATATTTTTTCTAAATCTGCCATGCTTTTTTTTGTTTATATACTTTACACGTTAGTTAATATTTAATATAATAAAAACCCTTAACACTAATACTTAGCCTATCCACTTGGACTTCTCCTGTATATCCTGAGTTGAATTGAACGTAACTGTCATTGTTAGCAAGTGGGTATTTAATCTTTGCTGTTTCTTGCCCGTTCACATAAAACTTAATCCAATACGGAGTAACCTCGCATTCATACCAATTATACTCCGTTGGATTTAATCCTTTTATCTCTCCCGTACCAACATGCTTATTCTGCCCTTTCTCGTATGAATACCCGAAATGAATAGTTGACCAGGCCCGATTGCCGTCATACTCAATTATGTCAATCTCTGGCATTAAATTAAACCCCATCAACCAAAATGCAGGGAAGTTATTTGGAAAGTCCTCAAACTTAATCAACGCTCCGACCTTACCATATTTAAAAATAAAGTTAGATTTAATGCAAGCTGAAGTATCTCGTTTAGTGTAGAACTCCAGGGTTTGATCATTTAATCGTATAAGGTTAGTATCATATTTAACATTAGGTTTATTATCCCAATAATCAATGTGCCGAAACGACAAGTCAAATGGAGTATGTAATTTTGTAATTTTAATTCCTCTTACTGTTACTTTGTCAAAATCAGGAGTGTAAGTTATATTTTTTACTTTAGGAGTAAATTTGTTAATTGAACAACCTGTCAATAGTACCATAAAAATAATATATTTTCTCATTTTAAAAACCCTTTATAATGATTAATAACCTTATCCATTTTAAATCTGTAATAAAGTTCAAAGTCCTCATATCCTTCATCTGATTGCTCCCATAATCTGTAAAAAACTGCTCTTAATCTTTGTGATTGGCTTTTTTGTTGATCATCAAAATCAGCTCTAATTTGATTCAGATCGTCTAACTCTTTAGATTTAAAAGGCTCTTTTTTAATTGCTAAGTAGCAAAACTCGGATTGTAGTTCGCTCATTGCTCCGATCTGCTGAGGAGTTAATTCGTTAGTTTCAAACGTAACCTTCCACGTTTTATCTTTTAACGATCGGAGACTTTCCAGTATTGTTGCTATTGTTATCATTTTTTAAACTCCAGTGTTTTTTATAAATATGTAAATTGTTAACAAAATGAGTGTATATTCCTATTTCTAAATTTAATTTATTAGAAACATATTTTTGTAATTGAGAAAAACAATATTGATCATTACAAAAACCATAAATCAAATCATTAGAACGCATCATTATACTCATATTCAATTTATTATTTATGATATAAAATTGTATTCCCCAAGTACATATTATATCTTTTAGATTTTGATCTTTGATTTTAGTATCTAATAATGATATGGATGCTTGTCGTGTAGTAGGATTCACTCTTAGTTCGTTTATCACATTATCTAATTGATTATGCATATTCCACCAATAACCATAATTTGACATTACGTTGCCATTTTCATCTTTTAATTTATCCCATAATTTAGCTCCTGCTTTTATCACTCTATCAGGGTTAAGTGTCTTATCATTATACCAATTCCATTCTTCTTCTGCATAACTTAATCTCCATTTTCTCCACTTAGTATAAATTTTATTATTAAGTGGATTTTCTAATACTATTTTTGTATTAAAAATTGCTTTTGTATTTTGATAATTATATCCATTTTGTAAAATAAAATCATAAAAGTACTCAAAAGCATCTTGAGAGCTATTAAAATTCTCCTGTTGAACCAAATCCATTTTTGCTTCTTTTAGTTTTTTTTAAATACATACTTTTTTCACTTACTTCTATTAACATAACTTTTGGTATATTAAATAAAATAAACTGAACTATTTTTTGGCCAGCATATAAATCAATGTAGTTAATAGAAGTATTCACTAATGATAAATGAATTTCACCTTGGTAATCAGAATCTATTACGCATGCTAATACATCTAATCCTAGTTTTGTCGATACACCTGATTTATTAAAAGCTATTAAACATTGATTTTCTTTTAATTCAACTTTTATTCCAGATGGAATATTAACTCTCTCATGTGGCGCTAATCTAAAGAAATTAGAATCAAAATTAAGTGTTATATTATTATTAATAGATAAAAATCTTTTTGAAAAACTTTCTGTAAACTCTGGTATATAGAAATCAATACCGGCTGATAACTCTGTTCCTATTGTAGGAGATTTTACTTTATAAATTTTAGTATATTTCATAATACAATTTTTAAATTACTAAATTGTTCTAAATACGTTTCTATAAATTTATTTTGATTTACAATTAACTTACTGTCAAAATTATTTATAATATATTCAATATCTTTATTAGAAGATATAAAATTATCTTTTGGAGCATAATCTATATTACAATATTCAAAAGGTATACACGCAAAACAATTACTCATCATCACTTCATAATATCTATAAGTTAATACATTTTTTTGGTGTTCTTTATCTGATATTATTAACGATGTTTTGCATTTATTTAATATTTTTAATAACTGATTATGCTTTAATTTTTTATTTCCGTTTAATTTTTTATAAGCTATTATTATATTATTTGTTTCTTTTGGTATATACTTTAACAATAGCTCATGACGATATTTACCTCTATTATCACCATAATATACAAAATCATAATTATAATTATACGATTCAGAAAACAAACTAATATCAGAATTATGTTTATTTATTTGTAAAATATTATAAAATATATATGCAAAATAATTAACATGTATTGATTTTAAATCATTATTATGAAATTTAGTATAGTTTTGTCCGCTAAATATAGCCGTAGAATTTTTTATTACATTATCAAATAAAATAACTTGTTCATCAGTTATATTACATCCTCTTTTTTTATACACATTTGCATAATTAATAAGCTTTATACGTGGATCGTTTGCTAAAAAATATATTTTTGCTTCAGATTTTATAATTTTTTTTATCTCATTAACTTTATATTGTTTTATTATACCACCAAAAAAATTAGGTTGACTTAATCTAATAACTATAAAATCTTCAATACCTAATATATTATTTCTGTTAACAGAATACCCATTTTCTTTTAATAATTTAATAAAAAAATATGACTCAAGTGTTTTATGGGAATAATATTTATCTGGTATATCTTCAATAAAATCAATTATTGTTACTATCATTTTTTATATCATTTAATGTTGCTAAATAATTTATTGCATCTAAATAATGATCTTCGTTGTATGAATAGGAAGCACGAGACAACTTTAAAGCTATTAATGATATTAATATCATCTCTGGTGTAATGGTTTCACCTAGCATGCCTGAGGCAATCCTTGATGCACGTTTCATACCTTGTATCATATCTCCATTTTTTCTTTCTTTTTCTTGAGCCCTTTGATATAATATTTTTTCTGCTTTTTTTAAAATATTTTCTTTCATAATTATAAATTTAAAATTTTAGTTACTTAAAACGATTATAAATTATATTTTTTCTTTAATTCTTGATAATTGGCTTTCTTTTTGAAATCCTGAATTTTATCGCTTTGCCTTTCAAACATACGTTTTGAATTGCTTTTATGGTACTCTGATTCTGCCTGGCTATCTCTTACGGCTTCTTGGCATCTTAATTCATCATACTGTTTAATAGCTTGAGAAAATTCAGCTAACGAACAATAAACCCATTTATGCTGCTTTAACTGCTTAAATAAATACGCAAGATCGTCCGGTTTATAATAATAATAATCCATCTCAATATCACGAGCAATCAAATGTAACTGAGTATCTGTAAGTCTATTATTAATATACTCATTGAATTCTAACAGCCATAATAATATCAAATCCCTTAAAAATTCGTTGCCTAATTCTTTTTTGATCAATGCTAAACTCGGTCTTGTGCTTTGAAAGACCTGCAAATAGTTATTTGTCTTTGTCAGCGTATCTGGTCTCCATTCTTGCAAATATTTCTTCTTTAAGTGTTGAAGTTTCATGATTATTTTTTAAATTAAAAAATCCTTTCCAGTTATTTTCAATTGACTGCATGATTATTTTTATTGCCTGATCTTCTGTTTTGGCTAGTCCAGATAATTTTTTTAGCGCAGCCTGCTCTGATATTTCAGATTTATATTTAAAGTTAAATTCCTTTGCCTTATACTCTTTCCAATAATTCCAATATTTTTTAAAATTATAAGAATCAAAAGGGAGTATTATTTCTTTTTTTCGGCTTCTATCTTTATCTTTTTCTTTATTCTTTTCCTTATCTTTATCCATATCTTTATCTTTAACCCTTTGCAAAGGGTTTGCAAACTGTTTATTTTTATCAATCAGATTATATTTTTGTAATCTAATAATTACAGATTTGTGCGCTTTTACATTTTCGTTCAACTCCCCGTACTGAAAATTTATAAAATCTTTAATCAGCCATTTTTCGCCTTTATCAAATTCAATTATATGATCATTAAATTGTTTTTTTGCTTCTTCGATGTTTACCTGTTCTCCGATTCTAATAGATGCAATTTCGGGTTCAACATGCCAAATACCGGCATGATCGCAATCGTCTAAAATATAAATCCATAACAGTTTATATACTGTTTGCAAACTCTTTATAAACTGTTTACGCCATTTTTCTGTATCAGTAAATCTTTTAGCCATGATAGAATAAATAAAAAAAGAGGGGCAACCGCCAAGTTGAGACCCCTCCAATTAACCAAAACTTATAATTATGAAAAGAAATTTGTGTCATGATTTGGCGATTATTAACTCAAGTATAAAATTACTATTTTTTTCATTATGATACCAAATAGATGTTAATACTTCTTAACACCAGTCCGGATATATATCAGACTTGCTAACCCAGATTTGTTTCAGATCATTAGTAAACGGGTATATGATTTTGACTGAATCTGTTTTAATATCAGTAATCTGAGCAAAAAAACGATCGTTGTCAATGTAGTACGCACATCTGTCTCCAGGTTCGATATTCCGCTTCCATACTTCAATTTTTAACCACAGGAGAAAAGTAATTATGATAATGCAAATAATTACTATTGCTATTACTTTTAATGCTGTCATGATTTTGTGTATTTAGCGAACCGTTTATTGTTCTTTGTTATTATTTCTGTTTTGATTTTCATTCCTGATTGTTTTAGATCGTAAATTCTTGCACCTAATCTAAAACAGCCGAATAAATTAAGAGCTTTTAATGGAGTTATCGAATCACCTTGCTCTAAGTAATTTTTGATTTGTTCTGTTTGTGTCATAATCCTATGTATTTTGGTTTATAATAATTCGGTAATTGCATTGTAAAATAATTTAAGCCATCGATAATTCGAAACTCATATCCTTGTTTCCAAGCGTTTAAATCCATACATTTTTTAAATACTTGTAAAGTACCATAAAGCTCGTCTTTTGCCAGCTCAGTGAATTTATTATCGCAAAAATTAACTGATACGTTAAAAGGCTCTGAATTTTCTACTGCAAGAAAAATAAAATAAGGAAACTGATAAAATTTCTTTATGTAAGCATCAAGATAAGCCCCGCATTGAATAATATAATCGAACTTAATTGCAGATCGTATGAAGTTATCAGGGTCAGCATCTGCTGTTGTTTTTAAATCAACTATAAAAGTTTCACCCCACGTATTACTTTCAAAGTCTGCATACCCGATCATAGGAAGACCTTTTGATTTCCATTTAAGTTTGATTTGTATTTTTTTAACCGATTCGAGTAACTCTCTACTCATTTGCACACTATATAAAGATTCTTTGCATTTTTTTGCGTTCTCTAATTGTTCCTCAGTGATCACGGTTTTATTCTCTGCTTTTTTCAAAAAATTTTCATAGTCAATCTTACCTAACTTTGTACGCCTATCAATTTTTGGCATAAGAATAAATCGCTTTTCGTATAGCTCTGGAGTTAGCACAAGACAATCAACAAGGCTACCAAATATTAGCGCTGGAGTTGTTTTGTAAGGTTCTGTTAAGTACTGAATATAATGTTTTGGAGACTTGCGAAATGCTTTCAAACTCGAAGCACTTAACGGACGTTTATTCAAAAATTCATGATCTATTTTCATAATTCTCCTTGATTATGCGTTCATAGAAATCAACAGTGTTCACACCCATATCCTCAGCTTCTGTTACTTCTGCTATAACTTTCTCGTTTATCTCCTCGTCCTGACATTCTGAAATGTACTCAGATAATTTTCTTTTCGCTTCATCAATACTAAACCTGTTCTCCATCAGCTCATAGCTGATCAAATCTTTACGGTTTATATCTTTACCAAATATTCTACCAAACTTCTCAGCTGCGTCTTTAATCGCATAGCTCTCAGCTGCCGGAGCAGCTAACTGAACTGCATTTGTTTTTAGTTGATTGAAGTCGATAGCTCCGGCATCTTTCTCAGTTTGCAATGGCTGACCGCCAACTCCATCGTTCCAATCCCATTCATTTGTGATCGGATCTTTAACGTGAAGTCTACCATGAATTACTACTGAGTTACCAATTAATTTCACTTCTCTGATCTCAAAACGCCATTTAATATATATAGCAGTTAAGAGATATTCAACTCGTTCGATAGGCAAATATAAAAGTCCTTTAACAAAAGGGTGTTCCTTTACCCATTCTTTTTTTGGAGGCTTGTTTAATAACGCTACTAATTCTGATTCCTTTTTTGCTAGTGCTTTATTTGAATAAAGATCATCTAGCTTAATTACTTTTGACATAATATTTCTTTTTTGATTAATTTTCTAAATTCTTTTTTTGAGCTAAAATAAAGCTCTCTAAGAGCGCCACGATACTCTATGACATTATCTATTACATCAGTAACGATAATTAAGCCAGTGCGCTCTCTGTTAAAATTAGACACTTTTTTAACCACTTTGTATTTATTACCTTTTTGCATTTATGTATAGGTTTAATTTCTCATATATTTCTATCAGTATTTTATTGAGATAAGTGCTTGACATTAATTTACCTATGAATGTGATTTCCCACTCATATTTATTTGTCGTTCTGTTGACTATCTGTAACTCTTTGTGAGTTATATCAACAAAAATGCCTGAGTTTTCTATATTAATATATAGTTCAAAATTAGCAAACTCGGTGAACCCGTGCTCAAATTTATCCGAGTTGTCAACTACTGTTGCGATGATTTGGCTGATTAAATTGTTGTTGTTCATGATTGTAAAATTAAGTTTTAAATTGTTTAAATTGATTATAAATTAAATGTAACTGAATCTTCGCATACTTTATGTCCGATCTCGTCATGGTATATTATGTAGTCAATATATGCTTTGCGTTGTAGATATGTTTTTTCGGGAGGCTGTAACCAGTTGCCCGGTTTCTTGTTGAATATGGCGATAGCATGACCGACTGCAAATATGGTATATCTGCCTAATTCAAAGTTGATATTTATATCCCAGTCTTCTCTGCCGTCTTCACCATAACCAGGGTCTACCATTATGTCATCGACTTTTGATTCTATCTCGTCGATGATGAGTTCTTTAATTATCTGATTCATTTTAGTGTAGTTTGAGATTATTAGTTTCTTTTGCGATCTTGTAAGTATCGAAATTCTTGGCTCTACCGGATTTTCTGTTGATCAGAAATTCAAGTTTGTAGGTCAGTTGAGCAATTTGTTGCTGATCTTTAACAAACTGATCAAAGGTAGTGATCGGATGATCAGTTATAAATCTGATCTGATTTTTTAACGACAGGATTTCCCTGTCAATTTTTCGATGCGGTTGTACGTTCATGATTATTTGATTATTTCTTCATAATAAATCTCACCAGTTTCATTGCAAACTACTGAAGCCATGCCGCTTTTGTAGTCGCCAAAATAGCTGTAATTAGTTCCATTCCAGGCTTTAATGTATTCTATGGCTTCTTGCAGGGTATATTCAAAACCCTTGCTGTTACTGTCTTGATCATCGTTGAAATGCACGTCATAAGTTTTTTTTGTTTTCATGATTTTAGTTTTATGCCCGCCTTTCGGCGGGCTGGTTTATTATTTGTTTTCTGCCTGATACAATCTCCCCATTTCGAAGAATATCTCATAAAGATATTGTGCGTGAGTAGGAGCGATTTCAACTTTCAAAATTCCGTTATTATCTTCAACTTCATACTTGATGAAATTGCAAGACACTTTATTGCGCTGTGTGAAATGCAACACAGCTCTGTCCAAACTGGATTCCATTGAGGCGTCTAAGTAAATAATTTCATTTTTCATGATTTTAGTGTTTTGATTAATTTGATACTGTAAATATAATACAGAAATGGCTAATAAGAAAATATTTTACTAATTTATAATGAGTATAAGTAACAAAAAGCGCATCTAACTAGTTAATAACTAATCAAATACGCTTCTATTTAGAATGAGTTTAAATTAAAAAGGTCTTTTAGGATATACAAACCCTAGCAGATTCACATCTCCTTTTGCGTAACTTAACTCCTTTTTACATCTTGAAACTTTATCTCCCCAGTTACCTTCGATGGTGTAAAACGGATTTCCTGGTTTTGTAACAATACCTAAATGTCCACGCCATGAATCCTTATACTGCCAAGCCACTAACGCCCCAACGGCAGGCTTATTACTGACAAAAAAATTAGAATCCTCAAAATTACTAAATGTCTTTGTTGCTGAAGCTGAGAATAAATAATCTAACTTTTCAATATACAAACTATTAACTTTACTATACGCCTCTTTCCAAACCAACTCACAAAATAATGCACACCACGCCCAACCTTGTTGCCAACCAACCGTTAGCATCTTTTCTTGTAGTTTTTTATCTATAAAACCGGCATTATTAGCTAGTTCTTCTTTTCCTACATAACTTTCAGCAACCTGGACAATTAAACTGTTAATAGATGGAATTTCAGACATATCAGAATATCTCAACGGCTAATGTTATAAGAGCAGAAAAAATAGCTTCGATCTTTTCTTCTGTTTCCTCGTTAGTTAACTCTAATTCATCAGCGACATAGTTAATGAGTTCTTGTTTCTCATCATCATCCATATCCATAAATTCAGTTTGTAGTTCCTCGGCATCCTTTACAACACCAATAAACTTTACAGCTTTTATAGCTATGCCAACGCCTTCAAAGAGACTTATCTTGCCATCATCAGCTAATGCCTGATCAACTTTCTCGGCTGTTTCAATTACTACGCTAAGTGCGTTTTTGATTTTTTCAATTCCTTGTTCCATTTTATTAAATATTAAATTATACAAATCCTCTACTGTTTTGAGAGGTATTTCATTTCCGTTTTCAATTACTTCTGCTGTCTTTCCGAAATCAATTTCAAAGACATAATACCTAATCCAATTATTTTTGTCGTTACATAAATCTTTTAACAAATCTAATAATCCTTCCATCGCTGGGCTTTCAACATAAAGCAGCCCAGATGCTTCAGTAAAGACTTCGCTAAGATGCTTGTCCATATTATCATCTAGCTTCATCTGCTCTCTAATCGCTTCTATTGCCTTTTTAAACTGATTTAATTCCATTCGTGTAATTCGATTAACATATCCGCGATATGCTTTATTTTTTCTAAATCCTGTTTTTTGCCTTTGTCTTTATATCTGCAAATATACTTAATTATTTCACCTTGCTGCCAGTTTAATTTGTTTTTAAATGAAAACTCTGCTGGTTGTATTGCGAAATTCTTATAATGATCTCCACCTACTTGTTTGTTAAATGAACTCATACCGGTCTTAATGTTTGCATTCTTTTTAAATAACTTATTTCTCCTTTTGGAAGTCTTGCATACGCTCCACAATTTGCACATTGATATACTGCATATTGATTAGCTTGCGTGGTATAATACCCCCCTGTTGGCTTTATGTTAGCCTCTCCGCAATTACTGCATCTGATCTCTTCATCGGAGTAATATATACCAATATTAGGATGAAACTTGATCCATGGCAACAATTCAATATAAACTTCTTCTAATAATAATACATCTTTACAGTTGTAATTCTGCATATCTGCTAACGCTTGTTGATCTCCGTTTCTACAATCAATCCATAATTGAAAGTCGGTATCTAGTTTTTCGTCATTCACTAAAAATTTACCTAAATAATCTAATTTATGAGATGAAGTTCCTAGCGTTTGTTGACTTTTCTTTAACGTATCTATCGACTTATAAGGAGCAGGCGGCTTAATTTTATGATATATCCACCTTGCATTTAGTTTTCTTATATCAAATCGATTGCCGTTATGGGCTACGACAATATCTGCCTGATCAAACAATTCATGTATTGACTTTAATATTCTCTTATCATCTCTTTTCTTAATCTCTTTTCTAGTTAACACATCGCTAAATACAGTATCTTCATATAACCACTTTGCAGCCCAGGATAATACAATCCATTCCTTTATGATATTCTTGTATGATATTCTTTGTTTATACAACCCCCAAACAAAGACTTCCATTGGCAGAACTTCAATATCAAATATAAGTATGTTGCAGGGCTTATTAGGCGTGTTGTGATAGCCATTCGTAATTAATTTAGTAGAAAATAACTCTATCCTGAATTGTCTCTTACAAGCCCTACAAATGTACTTTTGAAACGTACCATTCTGTTCATAATCTTTACCATTTTTAACAGTATTTTCACTCTTACAATCAGGACATTCCATGATGTATTTTTTTGTTAAACTTTCGTTTCTCGGAAGCGTCTACTGCATCTTTATATCCGAATCTAAAAATCTTCTTAATCTTCTTTAAAATCTTCTGCCAGTTCACAGATATGGTTTTTATATTGATCGTCATGAAAGGTGCAGGCAATCAATAGAGATCGAAAAGCATTGAATAAATCTTCAATCGTTACGTCTGAATGTTCAAACCCTACCGTTGCTGTCATAAACAAAGGTTGACTATGCAAAGAAGATATATCTTGCTTAATTGATATTTCAAATCTATTCATTGCTTGTAAAAAGATTTATTATTTCACCTAAAACCATCGCACCTATCGCAATAAAACCGATAGTATCATTATTGTCTGCTAGTCCATATGTAACTAAAGAAGTGCCTAAATAATTAAGTATCTTCTGAATCTTCTGATACCATTTTGGAGCAGGTTTTTTTACGCTATTCACGCCAATAGTTGTCTTACCTATTTTCATTTTTTAACATTTTGTATGTATAATAAAAAGGACTTATTAATAGCGCAAAACAAAATATTAATACTACATAGATTGTTAAAAAAATAAACGCTATAAAAGTTTGTATAATTTTCATTTTTTTAGAAGTTTCTTAATTGAAACAAAGGCAGCCAATAAGCCAGATATAATTGCTACAATAAACGCAACACATTCCAATATATCTATAAATTGATATTGATATACTGTTTGCACTACTTCTTTGCCTTCGCCTGTTACAAATCCTATTGCTGTACTGGAAGCTGATAATATCCATGCTCGTACCTCGTGTACTTGTGTCATTATAAAATTAATCATTGGTGCTGCCCTTTCTTAATTGTATAGTTATACCATTTTTTCCGCCAAATTGGAAAATGCACATCTTCTTCATACGTATATGTGCCACCAATATATGGATAGTTTAAGTTCTGAAAAAAACCCATATTAATATATATCCAATCTTTCTGTTGTATAACTGTATATGTTCTGTCTCTTACTGTTAAGTAATAAGCTGCATAATAATAATCCGTTTTAATCAAACAATCTATTGTGTCTCCTATTGCTGCCTTGAATACCTTTTGTTTAAGATAAGTTGAATCCTGCGGACTGAACCCATTAATATAAGAATAAACACCAATCCAAATTGAATCAGGGTATGAATCCAATGTGTTCATCTGTACTACCCTAAACGAATTATAATGCACATAATCGTAAGTATATCCGTATATTTTTGTCCAACCGTTCTTTTCCGGAGGAGGTTGTATCTGGCTTGAATCTACTACAAACTTAAATCTTAACGTGTCGTTTGATATAAACACCTCACGCTCGCATGAAACGAATAATAAAAAAATTAATATGTATAGCAAGCGTTTCATTCTCCCGCTTTCCAGTTTATGCCTAATTTCTGGTCTTCTAACGGATCGTTGTAATTATCTAAAAACCAATTTTCAACGGCTGTTGTGTTAGTGAAATATGTTCCAGAATCGGTAAAGTTTAGCAGATTCAAAACCGTTTGATAATTTGGGGTAGTTTCTAATGTAAACCGTAAATTAAGATTGTTTTTCATGCCAAGTAATTCCAATGGAATGACATTTTTACCCTCTAATTTAGTTTGATCAGAATGATAAAAATTAAAGTTCATAAAAACCGTATTGGTTTTAAAGTCAGCATAGAAACTGGTCATATCTAAGATCAAATCAGGATGTTCTACACCTGATAAATCTGTAACCACATCGGCTGTATCAACTCTTTCAAAAGTCAAAGTTTGCGCGTTTACTGAAAACGCTGCCAAAATCATAATTCCTAATAATAGTTTTTTCATTGTTTTTTATTTTAATCAAGTTTCCCCATTACATACCAGTTACCACTTCCCTCGTGAACTATAACAACAGCATCACTATCAGTTAGAGAATAATTTTGGTTATCAGCCCCAGTACCATCTTCAATAGTTCCTGATGTTGCTCGTATTAACAAATCTCCGCCGTCTTCTAACCTTACTGTTAACATCTGTCCATCTATCAAATCACCAAGTTTTAAAGTATCAACACCAGACATAGTAGAAGTGAATACTATAAATCTATTATCTGTAGTTGCTGTATAATTCGTTTCTGTTGTAATAAAGTTACCAGCATAACCATTAGATTTAATTATACCATTAACGTCCAAATGTGCTTCTGGAGAATCTGTTCTAATTCCAACTTTTCCATCCGTAGTATCTCTTGCGTCTGTTATATGAAATAATATATCGCCAACTTTTGCATTATTTGGAGTGTACAATCTTATTTCTCCACTTTGATCATCTGCTGCATAAAATGTTCCTTCTCCTGAACTAATAAAAACATTACCTCCGGTTTCCGCTGGCGAACTTCCACCTCCTGCTTTACTACCAATAATATACAAATCTTTACTAACCGTTGAAGGCGCTGTTGTGTCAACCCATATTTTTGCTGCCTTAGTAGCTGCAATTTGAATATCCCCATCTAAGGTTAATTCACTTCCATCGTAAGTAAATCCACTCGTTCCCTCAACGCCTGTTCCTGTTCCTATAACTACGTAATTATCTGTTATCGCAAGCGAAGATGTTGGGTCTATCCAACTCAATACACCACTTCCGTCTGTCTTTAGAATTTGATCGGCTGAACCGTCTGCGGTTGGAAAACTAAAAGCATCATTG